TTGCTACTCTTATGGGTAACATTAAGCAAGAGTCTGGATTTGTCCCCAACATTTGTGAAGGTGGCGCACGTGTCCCTTATAACAAATGTCTTCGTGGTGGATATGGTATAATTCAGTGGACTTCATCAGCTCGCTATTATGGGTTGGGTAGTTTCTGTAAAAGGTATGGATGTGATCCCTCATCACTTGAAGGACAAACTCGATACATGATTAATGAACCTCGCTTCCAGAGATATCTTCCAGAATTTCAGGGAGGAGGACAACCAGTTCACCAATATATGGTTGGTGCTTATTACTGGTTGGGATGGGGTATTAAAGGACCCCGTGAGCAATACGCTTATAACTATGTAAAGAAACTGGTGCTATCATGATTCAAAAGGTACTCGGAAAACTAAAACAAGTATTCATTCCTAAGAGTGAATTCATTGATGATAAACCAAAGAAGGTTGAACCTCAAAAACCTTCTTATACTGGAGTTGTTGCTCCTGTAGTAACTCCTACTGATAACTGGTTTTCCGAACCTGTAAAAACTGAAAAAGTTATTGCCTACGAAAAACACGTTGCTCAAAAAATTGAAGAGCAAAAGTTTATTGAAGCAGCACAACCCAAAAAGGAAGCACAAGATATTCATCAACAGATGTATGCTCGTGCTTCCAAATACTGGGGCACTTGGAAAGAACAACTTCCTGGCGGTTCTGAAAATTTCCAATCTGGACCTAATGAATGGAATTCTGGTACAGGTATGAGGCAGTTTCAATGAATGAAGATTGGCGTTATTCTGAAGAAAGAATGGATTTAAGGGAAAAAGCATACAACCTTCTACTTACCCGTTTTGGATCTCAACTTGACGCTAATGGAGAACCTCTCTATAGTATGCAGAGTATTACTGAATGCTCTCATGACTGGGTATCACAAGGAAATGTGAGTACCAGCGGATTGGTTAAATACTATCAAGCGTATTACACAAAATGAAAAAACTACTACTTGGTTTGATTGGTTCTTCTTTGCTTGCTATGCCTGCACTAGCAAAAGAATCCAAACTCAAAAAAGGATTCTACACTATGGATGCTTTGGGTTGCATGTTAGTTCAAGAATGCACCGAGAATGTCCGAAGAGTCAAGAGTATCGACGATATTCGTAAAGAGTTTCCTAATTCTGATTTTGATATTGTTGCTGATGAGTTTAACTCGATGCTGGTATCCCTTGATCAAGTCGGAGTTATGGTTTTTCTAGGACCAGAAAAATACTTTCCTCCTGGTCATCGTGGTGTCTATCACACAGTATCTAATAACTTCTATTTGAATGAGAAGTTTATGCACCGTCCTTCAGTCCTTATGACTGTGATGCGTCATGAGGGTTGGCACGCCGCACAAGATTGTATGGCAGGTAGCATCAAGAATAGTTTGATTGCCTTAATTTTCCCAGAGAATAGAGTGCCCAGTGTTTGGCGTGATATTGTAGAGAAGACATATCCAAAGTCTGCTGTTCCTTTTGAGGCAGAAGCAAAGTGGGCAGGAAGAACTGAGGGTATGACTGCTAAGGCACTTGATGCTTGTACTACTGGTAAGATGTGGGAAATCTACGAACCCACACCATTGACTGAGAAGTGGTTGCGTAAGGAAGGATTTATTAACTAAATAACTGAGCCTTACTCTCTACAAATGTCTGATACAAAACCAGCAGTTGTAGAAGAGAAAGACCATCATGAAGATAGAAGTGAAGTTTTGGGAAATTTAGTGAAAGTTGTTGTACTAATATGGTCTGCTTCTCTTCTCACATTCAGTTACGTTAGACTTCCTAACGGACAAAAAATCCTAGACTTTGACCCAACTTTTATTGCTTCTGTGTTCTCAGGATCACTTGCAGCATTCGGTCTTTCTCCTGCCAAGAATGGTGGAGGCAACTCTGCTCCTAAGAAAGCAGAAGCGAAGAAAGAAGAACCTAAAGTAGAGTCAGCGATAGAACCAAGGGACAGAATTTACTAACCCATCGCTTCCAAGACAATGGAAACCTCCCCTACAAGTGAAACAAGAGTAAAAAAACAGCAACAACCAAAACCTCAACGGTCTCCATTTAAGTGGGCAGCACTCACTGTGGGGACCGTTTTTGGTGTTGCTCATTTGGGTATTCTTGGACACCTTTTAAATAAGGACCAACTTCCTATCATCAACTTACCTGTTGGTGACTATACTGCCTATCAGGTAGATGCTCATAAGGACGGATATCGTATCCAATACCGTGCCAATGATCCTCAAGTGATGGGTAAGGATAAGGTTATTGTGAAGAAGAATGGATTCTTTGGTATCGGTGGAGATACTAAGATAGTTCAACAAGAACAGTACACTATGGATGGAGCGACGCATCTCCAAGGAGGTGAGTTGGGAAAGTTGACTGCGAAAAAGATAGAGTGTATCAAGGCGGAAGGTGGTGGAGAAAATGCAGGGAGAATGGTGGGCGCTAGCGTAGGTGCTGCCGCTGCTCCTTGGTTTACTACTATTCCTTATGTTGGTTGGTTGGCAGCAGGATGGGTAGCAATGTTTGCACAAGATAAGGGTGCTAACATTGGTGGAGATGTTGCTACAATGATGAAGGACTGTGACTGATGGAACACAAGTTCGAACACCACTGGGGTGGTGAAGAGATGTGGTATCACAAAGCAGAGAGATGGGCGAACAAACAAAAGTTCCCCATCAATCATCTTGCTTTGGGATTTATTACTTGGTTGAAGGAGAAGTGGATAGAAGGTAAAGTTGAAATGGAAATGCAGTCTGTTGATAAACAGGCAGAAGAAATCAAGAAACAATGGGAAGAGGAAGAGAAACAAGAACCCATTGTTGAAGTTAAGAAATCAGAAGTAGAAGGACTTGATGATATTCGTATCAAAGCACCTTTCAGTGTTGATGGTGATTGGAATGATATTGAGTTAAATCATAAAAAGTGGCAATAAAATCTAAATAATTACTCACACGGACACAATTAAATATGCCATATCTCAAAAGGGCACTTGCTGCTTCTTCTGCATTGCTTTTGGGAATGCCTACTGCGACCTTCGCACACACAAACTCTATTGGTTATGTGGGTAATGGTGGTGGTAGCATCACTTTTTGGTATGGAACTTATCACAACACAAATTTCAATGAAGCAGAATTGAAGCTTGAAGGTGCTAATGGCACCAGTTATACAACACAAATTGTTCAGTTCAATCAACTGACAACAACCACACCAACAGGTCTGGATCCTACAGTAAACTATTTCACCACTGATGGGACGCAACTTATTCCATATTCTGATGCCACTGCTGCTGGTGGACAATCAAACACTTGGCAGGGTGTAACCTTTACTGGACTTGCTGCTGGTGATTATACCTTTACTTATATTCCTCTTGGTGATGCTGAGTCATATAATCCATCTGGATCTCCAACGATGGACTGGGCTCCTTGGGATCAGGTAATTCGTAGTAGCACTGTTACTATCTCTGCTGCTGTTCTTGCTGGTAGCTCTCCAACAGTTGTTAGTACAGCAACGGTTCCTATTTCATCGAAGACAGTTACTACTATTACCGAAACACCTTCTGATGATGGAACTATTCAGAAGATGACTAGGGATGTTGATATTGATGTTACAGTAACAAGTGCAACGATAGATACTTATAGTGATGGATCTACTGTGACCACGGGGACATCCGATGTAACCACAAGTACAAGATATAGCAGCAATACTTACTCAGGACGCATTGATCAACTGAAAGTCCTTGATGGTATAAGTCGTGCTAACAATAGTCTTCTAAATCATATGCCTTCAAAGACTAAACAGAAGTTTAGAATCTTTGAAAATAACAGAATGATGAAGTCCTATAATGCTGATGGATATGATGGTTTCTCAACCACATTTGGTGGTGGATTTGAACTTGACCTAACCAAAGGTTGGACTATTGGTGGACAGTATAATGATATGTACACCGAACTCAAAGGTGTAGATAGTCTTTCACATTCAAAGAGAGAACACTTCGGTGTCTTCAATAGTTTCCACGGTAAGAACCTTGCTTTGATTACTAATGGTGGTCTTTCCAAGGACAAGTATGATTATGCTAGAACTCTTGAGTATCAAAGGGGTAACTGGGGAGAAACCCAAGGTCAACAGTGGTGGGTTAACAATAGACTGTATCTAACAGCATCTAAGGTTATTCAACCTTTCATTGGACATACAGTTCATAATGTAAGAAGAGATGCTTATGTTGAGACTGGAACTGTCAGTACTGCTAGAAGAGTTGATGAATTCAATAAAACAACACATGTTGGTGAAGGTGGTTTAAGAGTAACTCACAGATTCGGTGGTAAGAAGAAAGACTTTATGGGTGTAACTCTTGAAGCATCATATGCAACAGATAGTTCATATGAAGTTGTTGGTGGTCTAGACTTTAACAAGTTCTTATTTGTTGAAGGTTCACACAGCAGTGCTGATGGAGTTTCTAATAACTCTGTTGCTGGCAAAGTCAAGTTTAGGTTCTAATGGAATTACTTTTGAAACCACTTGAAGATATAAACGATCCTGTTTGGTCTGTTATTATTCTCCTATGCTGTGGACTCGCATTTACGGCATATTGTGTGATATATATCTTACGCCTATCATTTAAGGAACTAAACGAAGATGTCCAAGAGTCCAAACAAGGGCAAGAAGGGTGCTTCAGCGAACAAGAAGCAGAACCAGGGCAACGCAACAGCAAAGAAGGCTAAAAACGGAGGCAAGAAAAAGTAATGGGAGCGATGATACCACCAAGCAGGAAGAGTTGCTACAACTTTAGGGTTGTTGAAATCAATAGAGTTCTTGATGGAGACACTATTGATGTCACCATTGATCTAGGATTTGATCTCTATAAGAAAGAGAGAGTTAGAGTTGCTGGAGTAGATACTCCAGAGAAACGTACCAAAGATGATGAAGAAAAGGCACTTGGTTATGATGCAACACACTGGCTGGAAGAAAAACTTGCTGCTGCTATTGAAGGTGAAGAAGATCTTGTTATTAGGACTGAGCTTGTTGGTGGTGTCGGCAAATATGGTCGTCTACTTGGTTGGTTATATATCGGAGACGCAGAAGTCTCTCTCAACGAACAAATGATTGCCGAAGGATATGCTTGGGCATATGATGGAGGCACTAAACAAAAAGACTTTGAAGAACTACGTGAAATTCGTAGAGCACACGGTACATTGGTAGAATAAAATGCAAAAACTTATTAACGGCATTGCCTTATTGTCTGGTCTTGTATCACTTGGCGTTGTCGTCGGTGGTACATATCTCTATCTCAATAAGGATAGAATGATTGAAGAGGCAAAACAGCAAGCAATTGAAGAAGTTACTAAAACCGTCACTGGAACAGTAACAGGAAAACTTCCTGGAATGGTTAAGAGTGCTATTCCTCCTATGCCAAAAATGCCAACAGCAACTGGTCCAGTTTTAGATTTTGAAAAAGGATTTACAGGTCCTGCTGTTCCTGGACTCTGATACATATTATAAGTATTAAGATTCTGTTATGACTACATCAAGAAGAAATAGTCGGGATGCCGAAGGAAAGTTTTTCCTTTATGTGTTTTTCTTCCATTTGTATTCGGGTATCCTGAAATTATTCACTGATGATTGATGCCTGAGATAAGAGAAATACAAGTTAGGGCTTTGAGTGTCCCTCAGATCCCTAACTCGTTGATTCAATCACCACAAGCAATCCCACCTGTTGTTCCAGTAACACAAATTATTGGAACACCTATTGTTAATCTTCCTGGTTGTGTAGAAGCACATCCTGATGCTGGTAAGAGTAAGACACTTGCACAGGATGATGAGAGTGGGACGATGACGTATTGTGATAGCACAATACCTTCATTCAACCCAATAGAATATTCACCAGAGAGTATGGTGTTTAGTGATGGTGATAAAGTTTCTGGGTATAAAACTGAACCTCCAGAAGACTTGGAGATACCAACACCAGAGATACCAAGAACTCCACCATCAACCGCAAAGGTTGAAAAACCTAAGATAGAGTGTCCTACACCAGCACAGGAAGCAAAGGAACCTGTTGGGACATATCTGGAAGGTTTTAGAAAGAGAGTTACTAGATATGAACTTATAGAAAATCAGTGTATTCAAATCACTGAGAAAGTCCCTTTACCGCAACAAATTATTGCTGGTGTCCCCAGTGCTGGAAGTGTAGTAACAACTGGTGGTATTGCTGTAGTAGCAACTGCATCAGCACTCATGGCGAAACCATTAGCAGATCTTCTGTTGAAAGTGGTGAAACCAACGATTAAAAAAGTAATGAAGAAGATTGCTTCTATCAGGGGGAAAACGCTTCCTGTTTTATCTGTATCGGAGCGCCAAGTTGAGCAGCGTTTGCGGAACCACGCGATTCGGAAACTGAAGGGGAAGGAATAGAATGCTTATGTGGAGGTATAACACCACCAGGGTTAGTAACAATCACATCCGCACACACTTTATAATATGGCGACTTGGGGTGGAAATAGATACCTGCCTTCTTGAGCTCGCCACAATTCTTGAGACGGGCAATCTCAAAGTCGAGTCTCTTATTGGCGATTAGTTGCTGCTGTAATTCTATTTGAGTTGCTGCTGCTTCCTTACACTGGTCTTGGAGTTTCTTGTCTTGTGGGATGCTCCAGGTGGCACTGACGCCCACAGAGAGGTTGTAGTTATCTTTCTGCCCTGTTCTTGTAGGAACTTGATATAGGATACCACCAGGATTATCGAGAGATCCATCTTCATTCAAGTCTCTCATATCATATACTGGGTCGTTATAATATGGATCATATGGTTTCTGCATTGAACCAGCACCAGTCACAAAGGGTGTGATGTTTAGCGTTGGTCCCTGACATTGGATTCCACCACCATAGGTGTTGGTGATGTATGGACCTTGGAGGACTTGGATGGCTTGGTTGGTGACTGAGCCAGAAGAATTAGCAACAGGAGCAGCAGTGGCACTAACGCCACCAACGGTTTCTGCCCATACTCCGTTTCCATAAACAAATGTTCCTAATGTGATTATTGTGTAAAGATACTTGTTGTATCGGTGACCGATTTTATTTCGGTGGTTCTTTGAATTATTGTTTGATTGCTTAAACCAGGACCTTGATAGGTTTCTGTGAACTGAAACGCTGCTCCTGGTGTTGTTTGTGTGAATGTTGGTCTGCTGTTGATTCCTGTCCATGATGAAGTCACGCCTTCTATAGTTACATTATTAGCACCTGTTCCTGGTGATAAGTTACCTGATGCTGTAATACCACTACCTGTTACTGAATATTGATATCCTGTGTTATAGTCTATTGAATTTATAGTTTCCGTAACCGTGCTCGTTGTTTCCGTATGGGAAGTCATTGAGCCTTGTGTAAAGTTTGGAACTACTGGGACCGCCATTACTGGAGATCCCAATAAAAACGCCAGGAGAAATAATCTTTTCATGACTATTTACTCAGGTTATTTAATAGTAATTTCGGTAACGAATTGTCCCGTTGCAGAAGTACCAGCACCACCAGCAGTTAAAGTCACTGCTCCTGCCGACGTAATCGTACCAGCAAGAGACCCAGCAGAACCAGCAGCAGTAGAAGTTTGATTAGAATAAGCATCAACAGCACCTACAGTAGGAGCAGAAGTTT